ATAGATTTTAAACAAACTAACAAACCAAAAAAACGTGAGTGGGTAGAAGATTATTGTCTGCAGTTAGCAGCATATGGCATGGCTCATGATTATGTTTACAAAACTTCTATAAACAAAGCAGTGATAATGATGTGTAGCAAAGATAACTTTTATCAAGAATTTATTATAGAGGGTGAAGAGTATAAAAAATATAAACACAAATGGTTAAGGAGAGTAGATGAGTATTATAAAGGAAGATCAAAGACGACTGGATAACATAGCAAATATGTATTACAAAACTAGTGGTGACATGAGAGAAATGTGGAGAAAAAAATGGTATGAATTAGTAAGACAAATAGGAAGGAGATTAGAAAATGAGAGTAAGAGACTTTCAGCAGATTCTAGGGAAATTTACTGACAATCAAAAAGGCACAATTATATCTGACTGTCCAATTTATATTGAGACAATGGATGGTAGACTAGAAGAGATTAGAAAAATAGAATTACAAGAGAGTAGATTAATAAACTCACCAGAGCCTGCGAGAGTTGTACTAAAAGCAGAGTCTTTAAAAAGATTTATGTCACCTACTTTTAAACAAAGTTAATGAGTTCTCTAAGAGAACGCTGGCCAAAGGGTGCCCAACGCGAGAGTGAAGGGCACCTATGTATATAGAATTGGTCAAATATCCTGACGTAAATTTAAGAATTAAAAGTGAAAATGTAACTTTTCCATTAGATGATAAAACAGAACGTCTTATAAAATATATGACAAGAGCTATGTACCAACACAATGGTATAGGATTAGCTGCCATACAAGTAGGGTACCATAGAAGAATTTTTGTAATGGACTGCACAAGATATGCAGACAAGCCACAGGTTTTTATAAATCCAGTGGTTACAAAAAAGTCTGACGAAACATTAACAGACTTTGAAGGGTGTTTATCTGCACCCGGCAAGAGGGGTGAGGTTGCAAGACACCTTAGAATCACTCTAAAGTATCAAGATAAGGAAGGAGAAGAGCATACTAAAACTTTCTACAATATGGAGGCTAGGTGCATACAGCACGAGCTAGACCATTTGGAAGGTAAGTTGTGTATAGATTATGGCAAAACAAATGACAATAGTGGGGAAGAAGATCTCCTCAAAGCAATGGTCGAATCTAGTTCTAGAGTTAAATCTAATACGTAAGGCCTGGAAACCATACGCAGACATAGAAATACAAGGGCCAGGAGTTAAAAAGATCATAAAAATAGGCACGTCTGTAAAAAAGTACGACTAATGTGCCAACATAAGTGGAATTTTTGACCCTATTATTTTTTTTTAGTGACAAAAAAATGACGGTGGCACAGTGGCACAAGGCTAAAATGGAGTTATTAGTGTTGATTTTATTGACAAAAGTGTGTGCCAGAGGGTATGGCACACCGTGGCACAGCTCTGTATTCGGCGCGCGCGACCCTTTTTGTTTTTTTAAAAACTTTTTTGCTCAAAAATCTCACTTATAGTATAAGATTCCTATGCCTAGACATCCAAAAAAATCTAAATACAAATCTGTAGTTATAAAAAAGAAAAGATATTACTTTTACAAAATCACGTGGCTGGACATCACGGGTGACAGCGGGCACGCAGATTTACATACAGCGTCTGGATTCATGCCATCTATTATGGTTACACATGCATATCTTTTAAATAAAGATAAAAAAAATGTACGAACATTTGCATCTTATGAAGTTAATGATGAGTTATTTAGTGATAGAAATGTATTTCCAAAAGGTTGTGTAATTAAAATGGAAAAGATAAATGAAAAATGAAGACGTTTTGCTTTGAATGCAAACACGATTGTCATTGTGGTCGTAAATGCGATCAATGTAGTTGTTATATATGTAACAATATTGTGATAAAAACATATGAAGATTATATGGGAGAAAATATAATTAAAAGATTTTGGAAAAAAATAAATGAAAAATAAAACCTTGACTAAGAATATGCCTAACGTAAAATGGCAAGCGATACCACCAATACGTGGGCCTAATCCACAAGGTATTACAAGGAGTAAAAATGGTAAAAAAAATAATAGCAAAACTAAAAAACTTAGTAAGTAAAGTTTTTGGTATAGAAAGGTGTAAATGTAATGACTGATCTATTTAATAAGGCTAAAGAGTTTTACTATGAAATAGTTAATTCATACAAAAGATATTATGATTTTGGTAATGAGTTGATGAGTAAGCACTTAGTGCTTATTGCTTTGGCAATTCTATATTGTCTAATTCAACTTCATCTGGCGTAATATTAATCAATTCTTTATTGTCATCTAGGATTTTACGTAGCTTCTCTTTAATTTCATCTGCAGACATAGCGTCAACGTTACCTGTCATGATAAGTTTTTGGTCTACGTAAAGTCCACCAGCTTTACCACGTGCCACTTCTGCATTTACAGCTGCTGACCACGCACCTTTCTTTAATGCTTCATTTCTAATCTTAGCTAATTCACTTATGTGTTTCTCAAAGTTAATTGCATACTTCTCCTGCACCTCTGCTCTAAGCTCACCAATGTATTTAGATACTAAAGGATAAACTTTTGGATTACGTAACTCTGATGCTGTTTGCCTTGGTCGTGACTTGTATCCAGCTTGATTAGCACACTCAGCTGGGCTTAACTTGCCATCATTGTATACTAAAAGCTCTGCAAACTGCTTTTGTCTGTCTGTTAAAATAGGTGTTCTTGCCATAAATTTGACTTATACAGATTTGTACGATAGAAGTCAAT